TCCATACAAGGATAATGTTTCTTAGCACTTTTACCTTCACCTAGATTACTATAAGTTTTAAAATACCAAGGCGGGTCAGCGTAAATTACTTTATATTTTTTATCAGGTAATGGTATCATAATTAAAAAAGGTATTTCAATAACTAAAAAGTATCACTATTATTCTTATTTTCTTTTTTAAATAAATCATAAACTTTACTCACTTTATTAGGCGAAGTTATTACATCACTTAAAGTAATATTGTAATTACCCATAGTTGCAATTGTAGGGCCAAAACAATTAGATAATAATAAAAAAGTTAAAATAATAAAAATCACTCTCATAGTTAATTACTTACCTAATCTATCTATATCATCAACCGTAGGTAGTCTTACATTTTTTAAATGTTTTTCTTTTACCTTTTCTACGCCCAATGCTTTTAAAAAATCTCTAGTTTCATTTAAGGCACATCTTTGAAAATAGTCGTGTGTCATGCGTGATACAGTAAGACCCATAACAAAATCTCTTACTTCAGCCTTAACATTTTTTTGTAAACCACTCTCACGTCCTAGATAATAACTTAATCCTATAACAATAGCTGCTATACCAAAAAATAGTAGTTCGTTCATTTTTTTCCTTTGTTTTGTTTTAGTAATCTACCATAGTTTGGCCAACCAAATTTATCGTGTGTTTCATCTATATAACGCCATCTTATTACACCAGTATCAGGATTTCTTTCATATATTTTAGGTCGTTCTTTTTTCATCTTTTAATTTTGACCTTTCCATCTTTTCTTAAAGTTTTTATTATATTTATGACTCTATCTTCATAGTCTTTTGTTGTGCTCCAAGATTCTAAATGTTTTGCAAGTTCAACTGAATCTGCCTCACCCCAAAATTTGTCTCTTGCTTTTCTAAAGCTTTCGTAATGGTGTTTTGTATTTAATATGGTTATATAATCTTTTACACTGGCACACTTTGACTTATAAGATTTTACACGCCAAGACAAGTTATCATTATAACCGTGTGGTAACATACCCATATCTTTATTCCAAGTTCTAATACCAAATAAATTATTTCCCTCTCTTGCAAATCTACTTGTGCCTGCATTGCTTTCTATAATCGCTTGAGCAATAATAAGTTCAGCGGGTATTCTTTGTTTTTTATGTAACTCTAAATTTAAATAATCAATACACTTAATCATTGTATCAACAAATTCCTCATCACTGCCTGTTTTAATGTTAGGTTCCATAAAACCTATATCTTTTGCCCAACGTATGGTCTTATCAATGGCTCTCTCCTCTAAACTATTTTTTGTTATAAAGTTTGGATAAAAGGTACCTATGACAAACCCAACCACGCAAACAATCAATACATAGTAAAACTGCCTAAAATAAAATTTAATTTTTCTAGGCAATTTAAACTGTAGATAGTATCTTATACTATGTCTCATTTATTTGATTAAATTAGTAAACTCTTTTTGATACGATATATTCAAAAAAATGTTTTGGCTCTTCTCGTTCAGATACATCGCTATCTGTATTTACAAGATTAATCTTTTTTTGAAAAAACAATAGACGCCAGTCATTTAAATATTTTGACATATTTTTAAATATTTCTTCTGACTGTGATGTATTAAAGTTATTTAATACGTCTTCTCTAAAGTTACCTTCATAGTAAGTAATACTCTTGCCCTTTTCGCCGTCTTTTAAAAAGTTTTTAATCTTTTCGATGGCGTTAAAAACGTACCTTTTTAAATGGTCGTCTTTAAATTTTGTATTCACCTTATTCATTATATCCTTTCTACAATCTTAATCCTACAAGTTTTAGTTTTGAATTAAACTTGTAAAATTTTTTGTTATGATTTCCTGTGTCGTTTAAGTGTGTAAATTGGTACAGATGTACCATCTCATGCGCTAACGTGTCCAAGAAATCTCTTTTTGTATCAAAAGTTTTATCCATCTCTAGTTTGTAAACTCTGGTGCCTTTTCTTTTCCATTCTAATTGTGTTACTTGACCTATGCATCTTGAATATCTAAGGTCTCTTATCTCAATCTGATTAAACGGTGATAATCTACTATTAAAGAGACCGTCATTTAATATGTTAAAATATTTTTTTATATCTTTATAAGTTGTATGATATTTTTTTTTAAGAGACAATGATGGCTTTAGTTTCTTACGTGTAGTCAGTATCTTTTGTTTTATAACCTTAATCATTACACTTGATACTTGTATCTTTTATTAGGCCACACTTATAACTTTTGTCTGCCTCTGCTCTTAATTGTGCTGATATACCATCAAGTATAGATGGCATATATTTTTGTAGTATGTTAACCGCATCAATGGCAAATAGATGTGCGGCACGTGCAAGTTCCTGTTCTAAAAGTTTAGATGTATCAATTGATTGACCGGTAATCTTTTGCGTAATTACGTGACCAAGAACGGCCGTATTATACTCGCTGGCTTTAAGTGATGTCATTGTAAAGGTTAAAAACCAATACACTGATGCGAATAAGACTGTTATGTATATCAAAAACTTTTTCATAATAATTACCTTATCTGTTGTTATACATATAATATAACACCTTTTTTAGTCTTTTACAAGGGTTAATTAAAAAAAATAAGTATGTAAATACAATGACTTAAAGTCTTTGATTTAAAAGATTATTTTCTCATATAATTGTCATTCCAGTTAAATGCCTCTTTTACAACATTATCTGTAAGACCTTTATATTCGTAATTTAATTTTTTATCTTTTATACTTAATAGTACCAACGCATCGTCTTTATGTAGTGACTCGAGCATCTGTATAAACAACGCTTCTTTTCTAACTCTACCAACGTTACTACCACCCTTTATAAAAATGTATAGTCTTCTCGCCTCATCTAATAATGATGCATGTTCTGTACCCGCAGGTGCATCGTTTGATATGTAAGGCGGTGTTCCTTCCGGAAGGTCCCATACAACCTTTGGGTCAAATGCAGCCTTAAGTAATTGTCTCATACTTTGACTGTCGTTTGCTCGTAACACTTCTATCTTTTTTGGTTTGTCTTTTGCGTTATTTATTTTTGTAAAAATCTCATGCGCCAACGGTCTACCTGATGTAGCAGTCTTGGTTGCCGCCGTCATAAATTTTTTATTAATTACTTGCGGATGCGATGCTGTATTTTGTTCTGCCATTATTTACTCCAATGTTAAAAATCATTAATATTTGTCATTAATGCCTTTAGTTTAAACTGTATAAAATACGGTAATAGTTTTGACCTATGTGGTATACTATACGTTCTATATGTATTTATAATCCTATCTTCTATGTCTTGAGGTATCGTGGATAGGTCAATAAGTCTCTTATTTCTTAGATAATACTTTGATGTTTCACTGCCTAGTGGTATACTTTTTAGAGACGACCATTCTTGTAATCTTTTCTTTGTAATTGGGTTTTGTTTCTCATCTTTTAAAAATATATCATCTGCACTTAATATGTTTGGTATACCGTCTGACCTATCACCTCTTATAATTTGCTCGTTTAAAAATTGTTTAGGGTCAATATCTTCACCTATAAACTTTTTTTGTATCGGTGCGTATTGTTTTACATTTATCTTTGATTGTAATTGTATAAAGTCTTTATCGCCACTTACAATCATTATAGGGTCTTTTGTAGTGTCGGTAATCTTTACCAGTGTTGCAATGATATCGTCTGCCTCAATCTTATCTAAATGCAATACAATGTAAGGTAGATTATCAGATATCTCTCGTCTGATATCGCTTATTAACTCAAATATCTTTGTCCAATCGGTACTTGATTCCTCTCTACCCTTTCTTCTCGCATACTTATAATGAGGGTATATATCTCTACGCCAAGGGTCTGCACCATCGGCACAGAGTATCTGCACACCGTAATCTTTTTTAAACTTTAAATTATACCCTCTGATTGAATTTAGTACCATATGTCTTATCATATCTTTGTTTGGTATACCATCAATCATACCTCTGGTCTGCGCCATAAGATTTGAAATTAAAACTTGGTTTAAATCAACAAGTATCATGCGACCTTTGTCCAATCTCTACAAATATCCATAACTCTTTTTCTATTTTTAAAGTTTATCTCTTTTACATTTAATAGTTTCTCAAATAGTTTATCAACTCCAGAACCTAATTGTAAGTTTATGTGTTTCTTAAATTTAAACTTTTTAAACTCATCAAACGCACTTACTACGTGATGTTTTTGAAATGGTTGATTTAATTGATACCAGTCCATATTATAAAAGTAGTCTTTTATCTTTTCATTTAGATATGGTGTTACAAATGTTTTATTATATTTACTTGCAACTCTATTATGCCATATATAACCTGCTCTGGCATTTACATCAAAGTAATCATCTCTAAACTCATCAAATTTTTGTTTTGTTTTACCCTTAGTATAATTTAAGATTGCCTTTTTACTTATACCATAATAACCGTCTGCTGCCCAACCACTTAAAATTTCTTTTTCTTTTATTTGTG